CAACTGACGCAACAAAAATGCCTCTTGCTGGTGGCACGTTCACAGGAGATGTCACTTTTACTGGGGATTCCAGTAATGGTTTATGGGATAAGTCAGCGAGTGCGTTCGTTGCAAACCTTACTGGAAACGTCACAGGTAATGTTTCTGGAAGTGCTGCAACTGTTACGGGTGCTGCTCAATCTGCAATTACTTCTCTTGGAACTCTTACGGGTTTAACAAGTAGTGGTGATATTAATTTGAACGCTCAAGCCGATCTTCGCTTTAAAGATTCTGATAGCTCACATTATGTAGCCCTTCAATCGCCTGGCACAATTGCTAGTAGCTTTACTCTTACTCTTCCTGCTACTGATGCTGCTGTTTCTGGTTATGTCTTAGCTAGTGATGGATCAGGAACTTTATCTTGGGTTGATCCAGGTTCAAGTTCATCACCAACATTTACAGGAGATGCAACACTTACAAACGATGGAGCTTTAGTTGGATTTTCAAATTTAAACGCAACTTATACAGGCAACACAAAAACATTAACGGTTACTGTTGCAAGTAAAACAGGTGCTCATAGATATAACGGATCTGGATCTAGTTCTGGATACAAAATCAATGGTAAAGAATCACCATTCCTTACTCTCACTCCAGGCCGTACATATAAATTTGATCAGGCAGATAGTTCTAACTCAGGCCATCCATTACGTTTTTACTTAGAGGCAGATAAGACAACTGCTTATACAACAGGCGTTACTACTAGCGGTACTGCTGGTTCGTCTGGTGCTTACACGCAGATAGTTGTTTCAGATACAACTCCACAAGTATTGCATTATCAATGCTCAGCACACTCTTTGATGGGTAACGCTGTTCAAACAAATAGCAATATTGCTTCTACTGCTAAGACATTGGCAACTGCTAGAACGATTGGAGGCGTTAGCTTTGATGGATCAGCAAATATAAATCTCCCTGGTGTTAACGCTGCTGGTAATCAGAACACTACTGGAACGTCTGGAGGATTTACAGCAGGTAACGCTTCAAACTTAAGTTCTGGAACGGTAAATGTTGCAAGGCTTGGTTCTGGAAGTTCAGTTACCACCAAGTTCCTAAGAGGAGACAATACTTGGCAAACAATTTCTGCTACTCCAGAAGGAACAGCAATATTATCTACAGGAGAATCAGGCGGTACTAAATTCTTAAGAGAGGATGGTGATGGGACTTGTTCTTGGCAAGCTGTTCCTGCTGCTGCGGCTGGTTCTTTAACTGGGTCAACGCTTGCGAGTGGAGTAACAGCTAGTTCTCTGACATCTGTTGGAACGCTTACTGGTTTAGATATTGGTTCATCAAGTGGTGGGATGTTGAATCTTAATAATACTGGTGGTGGTGATGTCTATATGGCTTGGAAAAGATCGGGTACAAGAGTTGGTTATGTAGGTTTTGGTAGTCCTTCTAACAACCATATTTACTTAAGAAATGAAATTAACAATGGTTCTATTTATCTTCAAACCAGAGCGTCAGGCACAAACACAACAGTCTTGACTTTAGATAGTTCACTAAACGCTACGTTTGCAGGAACAGTAACAGCGACTACCTTTAGTGGTTCGGGTGCAAGTTTAACTTCATTAAACGCTTCAAACTTAGGGTCGGGTACTGTCCCAACAGCAAGGCTTGGTAGTGGTTCAGCTTCATCGTCAACCTTCTTAAGAGGTGATGGATCGTGGCAAGGTGTTGGTGCTGGTACTGGTGAAAGTTTTGTAAAAATAAAGGCTGGTGCTTCTCTAGCTGATAACGGTACAACTACATTTGCAGGATATACCGCTGGTAACGCCTTAGCTGCTAATAGTAACTTCAATACTTTATTTGGTTATCAAGCTGGTCTAGCAATCAATTCGGGTACTAAAAACACATGTGTTGGTAGTAATTCAGGGGAGTCAATAACAAGTGCTGAGTACAACACTTTACTGGGATATGCTGCAGGCGATTCGATAACGACTGGTAATAATAACACGATTTCTGGTCAAAATTCTGGTTCAAGGCTGACAACAGGTGGTTATAACACATTCTATGGAGATAACGCAGGAAAAGCAGTCACTACAGGTACGTCAAACATTGCTATTGGTAGTCAGGCGATTGGTCTTAACTCTGCAGCATGTACAGGAGCAAATAATATAGCTTTAGGTACAGATGCTCTTTACCAAGCTACCTCTGGTTATAACAACATAATTATTGGTAAGACGGCTGGTAAACGTATTACTACAGGCGGTTGGAATATTGGTATTGGTGTAGAAGCTTTTGGAGCATCTGGTAATGCTCAGACAGCAGGTGAAAATATAGCTATAGGTTACAGAACACTTGACGTTATAGAAACTGGTAACGCAAATATAGCAATTGGTAGGAATGCTGGAGGAGGTATAACCGCTGCTTCAGATAACACTTTAATAGGAGATTATGCAGGGGATAGCATTACTACTGGTTCAAAAAATATTGTTATTGGAGCTGGAGCTGATACATCTTCAGCAACGGTTCAAGGTGAGGCAACTATTGGTCATGGTGACATTAGTAAGTTCCGTATTCCTGGTATTGGCCTTGAAATAGAAGAAACAGATGTTAATAGTGGTGGCAGGTTAGCTATACCTCTTAATACTCAAGGTTCTAGTTATACATTGGTTGCTGGCGATGCAGGTAAAGCTATTTTAATGCAATCAAGCTCAGTAACTGTTCCTAATTATCTCTTTGCTGCTGGGGATGCGGTGACAATTATTAATGGAACCAGTGGAGATGTAACTATTACCAAGTCAATCAGCACTATGTATTTTGCGGCAGATGGAACCACTGCGAATAGAACCTTAGCTACTAGAGGTATAGCAACCATTTATTTCCGTACCAGTTCTGAAGCTTACATCTCAGGTGCAGGGTTGAGCTAAATATGTACCTACTAACTAACACACAACACGGAGGTTAATCTTATGTCAATGCAACAGATGTTAATAGCAATGGCTGGTGCAGGAGCAGATAGTTATTGGTACGGGCTATATGACTATGGTTCCCAATCAGGGAGTTTAGCTAAAAACCATTATAGATTTAATGGGGTTTCTATTGATCCTGACGATAATATTTATATAGCGGGACAAAGAAGTTATAACCAGCAGTATTATGACAATGCTATTTTTGCCAAGCTTGACATAGATGGTGCTATACAAGCTCAAAAGATGTATAGAACAAACACATCAGGAAGTTATGATGGTGGTGGAATACTTTACCAACGATATTCTAATTCATATAACAATTCAGGGGCGACACAAGAATCAGTTATAGCTAATTGCAGAGATACTTATGATTGTTATTGGACAATGAATCCCAATACCTTTGAACCTCAAGGACAAGATTCTATAAAAGTTTATAACAAAGAATATGATAAGAGTACGTTATGCGGCCCTCCGACTGGTTTCAAATGGAGTAAAAGTAGTAGTAATAATACTTGCCCTTCAATTTATCGTACTGGTCGTGATGGCTATGTAGGAACTATACGATTTCAGTCTGATAACGACAGAAATGGTACGCCGAGCAACAATCCATACTCTTCAAATAATGCGACTTATGTCGGGAGTTATAGGATTAGACCATATATAAGTGGTGGTTATCAGACACCATATTGGAGGGGTATTGATTATATAGATGATGGCGTAATGGCAGGTGGTAGCGCATCAGATCCTGATTATCATAATGTTCAACCTTATATTGTTATGAGTGGAGATGTATCAAATAATTATGATCAACGGATAAGCATTGGTAAGTTTTCAGGTTCAGGCGTTATGGGTGTTGTTTGGGGTAGGTATATGGGTAGGTCATTGTATGGATCCAGTAGTGGAGGAAATCTTGCGGGTGGAACTAGGTGTGATTCAAGTTATAGCTATCATGCTTTTACAGCAATGAAAGGTACTAATACGAGTGGTGCAGGAGGCGTAACAAAATGGGATCACAATGGAAATGAACAATGGACAAAGTTTATAAGGGATCATTCTTCTTATGGAGGATCTTATCCTTTCTTCAATTATGATTGGATAGAACTTAAAGGAATAGATGTTGACTCAAGTGGAAATTGTTATGTGGTTGGTCATGCTCATTCTTCCTACGATAGGACGGTTGGATTAGTAGCAAAAATAAATGCTAACGGAACAATGGGTTGGCAAAATATTTTCTACTACAATCAGTTCAGTAGCACAGTCGGTAGATGTAGGTTTGAATTTGTAAGATTAAATTCATTTGGAAGTTTAGTTATTGTTGGTCGGATGCAGGAGGGTTCTAACCCTTCTCCTTATTACAGTTCTAATGGAAACTCAAATCAATACTATAAGGGACTAGTTCTTAAAGTTGCAGCAGACGGGTCAGGAACAGGAACTTATGGTAATTACACTTATAGCTCAACCAACTTTGGTTGGCAGAATTGGGGTACTGGGAATTTTGCCACTAATAATAGTCTTGGAGGGGGATACAATTATCAAAACCCTCAAAGGGGTTATAAGGAAAATCACGAACATACGGCTTCAGATGTTATTTCAACTACTTCAATGTAGGTTTTTCAAATCCCCCCAGTTATACTTACGTTTATATACTATTTAAGTCATGTCAGAGTATAGAAAAAGGGATGATGGATCGATTGTTTATGGAGAGGCAGCTATCCGTCATCAATATCCAAGTAGAAAATTTACAATCCCATTACCTGAATCAGTAGCAAATGAATTGGGTTATGACCTTATTACAATTCCGCCTAAAACTGAAACTACTTTATATCAGATTGTGAGTCGTGATGGAGAAGAGTTGATAGATAATGTTTGGACAGCTAAATGGAAGGTAACTGATATGACAGATGAACAAAAAACAGCTTTTGATAAAGACTTTACTGAAACACAAAAATTTGAACGAGGTCAGAAATTAGAATTATCGGATTGGACACAATTTGCGGATTCGCCTTTAACAGATTCCAAGAAAGAAGAATGGAAAACTTATAGACAAGCATTAAGAGATCTTCCTACTGCAAGTGGTTGGCCTCGTACACACACTTGGCCTACTGAACCAAGTGCTTAAGCTAGAATAAAACTAAATTACTAAAACACAAATGGAAGAAAGAACGGCTGAAGAAATCGCACAAATCTTTAGTGCTGCTGGAGATAGCGTGACTTTGATAAACACAGACACAGCTAAAAACTCTAATGAGACTGAGCAAGAGTGGAAGGATCGTATTAAACGTAATACAGATCATTTAGAGACTATCAAAGCATATAAAAAAGAAGATGGTACAACTTCCATCTGGACTACAGAAGATTTTACTGATATTGATGCTGCGATTGTTTCAGGAAAAGCTTTGATAGCTTAGTGCTGGCCGAAAAGGTCAGGGATAGACACTCGGTATATAATTTGATAGCAATGTATTATTTTTATGGCTGATCGCAATCAACTTGCACAAGAAAAAGCAGGTTTAATTAAGCAAAGAGATGAAATTGTTAATGATTACAATGCACAAGTAGGAGAATTGTTGAAAGATTTAAACGCTACAACTGAAGCCAGCCTTGCTCCTTTAAATAAACAAATTAGAGAACTAGAATTAAAAGTTCTTGAATCTGTAGACCAAGAAGCTGGCGTTGCTAATGCTTAAGATCCTCACCTATATAAATACTGCTGCTCTTGTAGTGGCAGTAGGTGGTGGTACGTTTCTTTATACACAACGCACAAAGATTACTAATCAAATTGTTGATCAGGCTTTGACTGTTGTGAAAGAATCAATGGTTAAGATGCCAAAACCAGCTCTTCCCAGTAGCACTGGCCCTGTTAATCCATTTTCTAAATGATTCAATTCAAGTCATTTAACGGTCTTACTTCTCTTGTCCTTGGAGGAGGTTTAATAGCTACAAACTTTATGAGCCTTAATCTTTTGGCTCGTAAAGATTCTGGTATCCCTGATATAGCAAAGCTTTCTAATACTCCTTATAGCTCAATTCAAATTAGGAGTGAAACAAAATCTGATGGTGCAGAGGAGTGGAGTTTTGCCAGCCGTCAACACGATCCAAAGACAATGATGGCTTATGAATCTAGTGAATCTCCTACCTTTAATGGTGGCATGAAGACTAAGCATGTCCATAAAGAATCAGTTGCCCAACTTGCAATCTATCCACAAGGACAAGACGGAAAACTTACACAAGATCAGATTGCTTGTATTGAAAAAATGGCTCAAGGGCGTTCTAATGGTCAACTGATTGCTGATAGTGCAAGCGTTTCAGTCAGCCCTGCTATTGCGAGCGTTCCTATCGTAGGGCCAGTATTAGCAGGAATCTTCTTTGGACAGGCTAGAAAACAAGTAGGAAATGTTGCGAGCGATGTTGCTGGTCAATGGAACGACTGTTAATAGATTTGTAGAATATTGCAGTTTTACTTTTTTTCTTTTAAAATAGAATTACGCCTAAATGTTGGAAACCATTGGAGCTAGACTCTTTTCGTAGCCAATATATTACAATCCGATGTCGTTATCGGGAGGCTAAAAACGATACCGACTAATAATCGGTTACTTCAGAACCTCCTAGACTCACACATGCTAGGGGGTTTTGTTGTATGGAATTAAATCCTCCTTTTGTAAGAGAGCCAAAGGTTAAAGATCTACCAGAATTAAAAATAATTCCTCCTGCGGAAATAATTCCTCCAACTACTTTTGGTGAACTGCCTTTTGGCTTTGTCCCAATTATTGAACTTCCTTGTGTTGTAGCCAGAGATAAAAAGACAGGTACAGGTAGTGAAATGTTTAATGTTGATCCTAGAAATAATTTTGTCTTATGTGATCACGCTCCAGCAATGTATATAGCCCCTGATCTTTACGCTGATATACAACCTCCAAAACCTAATACCGATTTGGTTAAAGGGTTAGACGATGTAGGAGAGGAAGTGAAAAAAGATGATGGAAAAAGCAACGAGCAAACCAATTCCAATGTAGGTCAACAAAATACAAATACCTCAAATATTGGTGATCAGTTTATTGCAGAAGTTTTGCCTTGCCCACCATTAGATACACTTGCTAAAACTCCTGTTGGTTCGTTAGGTAAAGGCGGCCTTGCAAGAATAAAAGGATGGAAAAGAGATGAACTTACAGGTAAATGTGAAACGGTTTGGGAAGGGTTAAACCCACTAGAGATTGCAGGTAATTACGCTCCAGAGCCTACGGTTTTAGTCAATACAAGTGCTATTGCAGTAGCTAGTGTTCTTGCTGTTGGTACACTACAACCGTATATCAAGATTCTTCAGAAACAAATACAGAAGCAAGTTAAGAAAAGATCTAAGAAACTTGCAAAGAGTTTATTTAAGAAGAAGGAGAAGTTATTGTCCCTTTCTGAAAGGAGAAAGGCTCAGAGGAATCTACGGAAATAGAGTGAGTGTGATCTATTAACGTGTTTGGTTTTGATACAAGTTCTATGTCAGCACAAAGGACTTCGTACTTAGTTCCTTTCTTAAACCTAACTCCGTTTTGCAAGAGATCTGCACAATGTTTAGCCCTTCCCAATTCATAAGATAATCTGGCATCTTCGTGTTTTGCCTGTAAAAGGTTTACTAAATGCACTTGCGATTTACGGCAGTTACGCACACTTTTCCGATCCAGATTAACATTCCAACTTAAACTTATTCCTGGGCTTATTGCATAATTAGTCTTTTCAAATCTTTGAACTGTTCTATACCCACGAATTAATGTTGGGTCGTCTACCTCTCCATCTCCTATCTCGTTTCCGTTTTCATCTGTAGCTCCTTTAATATCTTTAGTCGAGTAAACTGGCTCAAGAAAACTATCAACTTTTGGCATACCTCCAGAATAATTTCCAGTTAAAAAAGGTTGAATAACTAAGGTGTCACCTTGGCATTGAACTTGATTTAATGATAATGTATTTGTAAATTGCTTAGATGGCATATTCATCACACCCAGGTTAGTAACTGACCCGCTAGAATTAGATATTGGATTATTAGTCATTGTAGTGTCTGCAATTACAGGACTATTTATTAACAATACTGCTGCAAATATGTATCTCTTCATTGAGTAAATGTTGACATTGTTTCCGTGACAGATTCGGTAAGAATATCTCTACTAATTCGGGTAAACGATTTTAAGCCTGGGCCATGATAACTTTCAAGAAGGTTTGTAGCTGCTCCTTGGGTGTGCATAGTTACCGTAGGTTTAGTATTAAGGTCAATCCCATGATGAGTAGTAGTAACTCCATCTACAACGTGGCTCCCTGTAGTAACGGTTTTAGGTAACATATCGCCTTGAATATTTAAGTTAGTACCACCAACAGAATATTCATAGCCTGTAGAATATGACCACGATTCTATCAACTCAGTTGTATTTTGTTTACTCTCAGTTCTTGCTGTTGTTGAACCACTATTGAATCCAGGAATAACTGGGACTGCTTGTGCTGGAAGGGATATGAAGGCTATTAATAATATATAACGCATCAATATTAGTCACCTATTGATAAGGAACTTGTGATAGATCCAGTTACAGAAGTTCCAGATTTTCCTGCTGTTAGGCCAATAGTTCCTCCCGATACGCTCGTAATAGTGGCTGCTAAACCTGTGTTGTCACCCCCTGTGTAACTAATAGTATCTCCCAGCATTGGAAGTGATCCGATTGCACCCGAACTTAAACTTGTTGCACTTGGGACATCATCACCTTGGATAAATGTTTCGCTAAAAGTTGTAGCTGCACCTGCTGTGGTCTGAGTATACGAACCTGAACCGTGAGTTGCAGCGATTCCTGTTAGAGCATTATTTGATGATGCTGGAACGTCTAAATGCCCCATAGTCCCTGCTGTCACGCCCGAACTGGACATTGAATATGTACTTCCAATTCGTTTTGCATGAGAGTAACTTCCATCAACAGAAGCTTGTGCTGTAGCTGTGATCTTATGGGTGATACCTCCAGCGTTTACTGGGGCTGCTAATAGCAGAAAAATTAGTAGCTTCTTCATGTAAGTTTTCCTGTCTGTGGATCTATAGGCTTATTAGTGATGGGATCTATTTTAGGCTCAACGGGTACGAGTTTTATTGGAGTTTCAACTCTAATTGTTTGAACTGCCCCATACTGCAAGGCTTCTGCCTTCTTTTTCTCTTCATCAGCTTTGTAAGTTCCATCACCTCTTTTCTTTGCAGTTTCCAGCCCAAAACTGGCAAGTGCTCCCGTAAAA